AGACAAACTGATTGACGAAGCAACTGAAGCTTTTGAACTAGTGCTTGACCGCTTGCTGATTGATCGAGAAACAGATCCCAACTCTAAAGGTACCGCAAGGCGTCTTGCTAAAATGTACTTTAACGAAATTATGGAAGGTAGATATGAACCAGGACCAGATGCAACAGCGTTTCCAAATGATTCGGCGGATCGCTATGAGGGTATGCTTGTTGTACGTAGTGAGTTGCGCAGTATGTGTAGTCATCATCACCAACCTGTGGCTGGCGTTGCTTATATTGGCATTATTGCCGCCAATACTCTTATTGGTCTTAGTAAGTATACCCGAATCGCTCAATGGTGTGCCAGACGAGGAACTCTCCAGGAGGAACTTTGCAATGACATTGCCCGTGAGATTAGTAAGGCTACTGACTCCGAAAACGTAGCAGTGTACATTCAAGCCACACATGGATGCTGTGAGAATCGCGGCATTATGGCACACTCAAGCCTCACACAGACCACTGTACTCAAAGGTGCATTTAAGACTGATCCGTCAGTGAAGAAGGAATTCTTTGACAATATTAAACTACAACAGGAGTTTGCCCCAAGATGAGATACGAAACATTAGAAACAGCCGCTGCCGCAGGCGTTGCTCCTTGGAGTGATGAAGCTACAGAACATTCAGACTACCATGTGGCTGTGTTCCGAGATGCCTACCCAGTGACCAGCGGACACTTGTTGTTTGTTCCACGTTGGAACAAGAACGAAATTATCGAAGAAGCCTTGAAGTATGCTTTCCGTTTTGGTCATCACAAAGTGGTAACCGGCGAATGGGAAGCCTATAATGTGGGCATGAATTGTGGTGAGTCCGCTGGACAAACTGTGATGTATCCACACATACACTTGATTCCACGTAGAACTGGCGATTGTGCTGATCCTGTAGGCGGCGTCCGAGGAGTAATCTTTGGACAGGCCAACTATAAGAAAACTGGCTATCAAAAGCCTGCATAAGTAATGATCTCAGCGGCCTTTCGGCATTCACCCCGCTATACAAATTCTGCAAGCCTATGCTATAATAACATAGGAGAAAAACATGGCAAACTCATCAACCGGCGACTTAATTCGTCACTTAGAAGAAAACATGACAAAGATACAACCAGTGACATACAAGTACACTAGTACAAAAGAATATCACGACGCATTTCCCTGCGCCTACAGACAGTGGAGGGCAGACAGTCACTGTAATCTAATTCATGGATACTCATTTAGTATGAAGTTTTACTTTGGCACCAATGACCTGGACGTGCGTAACTGGGCCGCGGACTATGGTGGGCTTAAAGAACTTAAGAAAACACTAGAAGATCAATTTGATCATACACTTATTGTGGCACAGGATGATCCCGAAATGGAAACATTCAAACTGCTACAAGAGCGTAACATGGCCAAGATTGTTGTGCTTCCCCGACTGGGATGTGAAGGTCTAAGTGACATGCTGTACAAGTATGTAAATGGCGTTTACATTCCAGAAATGTGGGGACCAGCAGAAGCAGAACGCTTGTGGTGCTACCGCGTGGAAGTACGTGAAACACAAGCAAACATGGCTTTCCGTGAAGGCCATAGAGAATGGAATGAGGACTTATTTGCATGACAGACACAACCCCTGAATTTGATATTGCAATCTTGTTGCCCACTCGTGGGCGATCTGATTCGCTAGAACGCAGTGTAAAAAGCGTGATTGAACTGGCAGCGGATCCAAGCCGTATCCAAATCATGTTTGGCTTTGACAACGATGATGATGTGGGTACACAATGTTTCATTGATGAGCTACAGCCTTGGTTGGATGAGCACAAGGTAAACTATACAGCTATGACCTTCAATCCACTGGGGTACATTCGTCTCAATGAATATGTGAATGAACTGGCTCGCAAGAGTGATGCACGTTGGTTGGTATTCTGGAACGATGATGCTATCATGGAAACAGGTGCCTGGGATCAAGAGATCATGACTCACGATGGTGAGTTTAAACTGTTGGCCTTCCATACCCACAATGATCATCCCTACAGTATATTTCCTATTGTGCCACGCAAGTGGTTGGACTTGTTGGGATACTTGAGCCCACATCAAATCTCTGATGCATGGTTAAGTCAACAGGCTTACATGTTGGACATCTGGGAACGTATTCCAGTTGATGTATTGCATGATCGTCATGACCTTACAGGCAACAATGGAGACGAAACATTCCAGAATCGTCCCATGTTAGAAGGCAATCCCAAAGATCCACGAGACTTTCACAGTGTACAACAAATGGACGTTCGTCACACTGACTGTGCAAAGATTGCCTTGTACCTTGAAAAAGAACTCGGTCAAGACATGAGTTTCTTTGCCAACATCTTCCGTGGCACACAGGATCCTTGGGAAAAGTTAGCGTTGAACGATGTTAACAAACAAATGGTGCAATTTAAAAATCCTCACAGCCACTTTGCTGAGAAGGCACGTCAACAGGAAGCAGAAAAAAACAATGCAACAATTAAGTCTTGAAGAACGCATTAAGAAATACTGGAACACACAGCCTTGCAACATCAAGCATGGACAAAGTGATCTTGGCACACCCGAGTTCTTTCGTGAAGTAAGCGAACGTAGATATCGTGTGGAGCCGCACATTGCTGAGTTTGCAGGATTCCATTTGTGGGCTGGTAAACGTGTGCTGGAAATCGGCTGTGGTATCGGTTCAGACGCTGAGGAATTTGCCAAGCATGGTGCTGAGTATGTGGGCATTGATCTAAGCGATCAAAGTATTGCACTCAGCAAACAACGGTTTGAAACTCTTGGCCTTGAAGGCGAGTTCTACAATGTAGATGCGACCGATGCTTACACACTGGCTACGTTAGGTGAGTTTGATCTTGTGTACAGCTATGGAGTGATTCATCACTTTCCGGGCATTGACAAGATAATTGACAATGTACATGAAGTGATCAAGCATGGTGGTGAATTCCGCTACATGGTGTATGCCAAAAACTCCTGGAAGTATGCCATGATCCAAAAAGGACTGGACCAATTTGAAGCACAAGCAGGTTGTCCATACGCACAGGCATTCTCCAAAGATGAAATTCACCAATTGATGAACAGAGACAATGGATGGTACATTGAGAGGTTGCGTCAGGACCACTGTTTCATGTATAATGTAGATGCGTACAAAGAAGGCCGCTACGAGTTAGAACCTTGGTTTGAAGCCATGACAGAATCTCATCGCCAAGCAGTGCGCGAGTATCTGGGCTGGCATTTACTGGTCAAAGCACGTAAGGTATGAGTCGACTTTTTACTTTTGGTTGTAGTTTTACCAATTATCGCTGGAGTACTTGGGCAGACATACTAGGTGCTCACTACAACGAGTATCAAAACTGGGGTCAAAGCGGTGCCGGCAATCATTACATATTCAACAGTGTAATGGAAGCGGATCAAAGATATCGGTTTGGTCCAAACGACACAGTAGTAGTGTGTTGGACTTCTGCACATCGAGAAGATAGATATACTGATCGTTGGCAAACTTTGGGCAACATTTATTACACAGATATCTACTCCAAAGAGTACAAACAAACAATAACCAATCGTGGATGTCTTATTAGAGATATTGCATTTATAAAAGCAACCAAACTGCTGCTGGAAAATCGACCGGGTGTAGATTGGAAATTCATATCCATGCATAACATACGGCATTGGGACTTATGGAAAGACACCGACGCTGACCATGATGTTGTTGACCTGTATCAAGATGTGTTTGATTGTATAGGTCCCAGTTTTAGAGAAACACTATTTCCCCTACACTGGCCAGACCGGGAAGATCCACATCCTACACCAGCAGAGCATTTGCTCTATCTAGACAAAGTAATGCCAGGTCGCGTGACAGATCTAAATATTCGTGCTACAATAGCACAAGAATCTGCAAATCTATTCAAGAACCGCACAGGAATGTGCAATCAATCGAGGTTATAACATGAAATTCAAAGTCAGCGAACTATTCTATTCAGCACAAGGCGAAGGCCGCTATGTTGGTGTACCCAGCGTGTTCCTTCGTATGTTTGGTTGTAACTTTACCTGTTCAGGGTTTGGTTGCAAGCCTGGTGTGATGTCAACCGAAGCAGACGAAGTTGCCAAGAGTGTGCATCTCTACAAAACATTTGAGGAGTTGCCATTAGTGAGCACAGGCTGTGACAGTTATGCGTCATGGCATCCTGCATTCAAAGAACTCAGCCCTACCTACACAGAAGATGAACTAGTGGAAAAGATGGCAGCACTATTGCCCAACGGTAACTGGCAACAGCCCAATGGCAATCCTGTACACTTGGTTATCACAGGCGGTGAGCCCTTGCTAGGATGGCAACGTGCGTATCCTGCATTGCTGGACAAACTACACGAACGTGGATTGCGGCACATTACATTTGAGACCAATGGTACTCAAGAATTGTCAAGAGACTTCAAACTGTACTTGAGCAACTGGCACGGTGAGATTACATTTTCAGTAAGTCCCAAGCTGAGTGTGTCAGGCGAGAAGTGGGAAGAAGCAATCAAGCCAGAGATTATTTTTGATCTTGAAACATATGGTATAACTTATCTCAAGTTTGTGGTTGAGAAGGTTCAAGACTTTGACGAACTAGATCGTGCAGTAGATGAATATAGGCTTGCACAGTTTGCAGGTCCAGTGTTTGTGATGCCTGTGGGCGGTGTTGTCAGTGTGTACGATGGCAATCGCATCAATGTTGCAGACGAAGCACTCAAGCGTGGTTACTGGTATAGCCCAAGATTACACGTTGATCTTTGGGGCAATGGTTGGGGCAAATAATGGGCCTGTTTGATAGATTCTTAAAGCCCAAGAAGGTAGAGAAACCTGTAGAGGTCAAAACACCATCTACTCCCAAAGCCAAGGTTCCTGAAAAAACAGCCAAGCAATTGGCCACCGAAGCCGGCGAACCTTACGTGGCTGTGTTGGGCATGGATGTGGATCTTAATAATCTACATCAAGGTGCATTTGAACTAGACTGGAACGATATTTTTGTTGCTAGATTGATCAAGGCAGGCTATCAAGGCAAAGTAGATGCAGACATTGTGGACCAGTGGTTTCAGAATGTGTGCAGACACGTTGTTATGGAAACTTGGGAACAAGAGCAAGCTATCAAAAACTCAGGTATCTGGGTGCAGAGCAAAGACATTGGCAACGGCAGGAGTGAAGTGTCATGATTTTCAATCACATCAAAGAACTAAAAGCACAAGGCAAGAAGATTGGTATCACATTTTCAACCTTTGACATGTTGCATGCTGGCCATGTTGCTATGTTAAGCGAAGCTAAAAATCACTGCGATTACTTGATCTGCGGATTACAAACTGATCCCACTATTGATAGGCCCGATACTAAAAATCATCCTATTCAAAGCATAGTAGAACGACAGATTCAACTTAGTGCTTGCCGTTATGTAGATGAAGTTGTAGTTTATCAAACTGAACAAGACTTGATTGATCTATTGCTTATTTTACCATTAGACGTTCGGATTCTGGGCACAGAATATGAGGACAAGAACTTTACCGGACGTAATGAAGGTGCTGGTCGTGGTATACAGGTAATATTTAACAAGCGTGACCACAGTTTCAGTTCCAGCAGTTTGCGCAAGCGAGTTGCTGAAGCAGAAACAATTAAAAGTATTAAAAAATGAACATACTGTATAACGGTGACTCCAACATGAATGGCGAGGAGTTGCAAGACCGCAGCCGTAGCATGATTGGTGAGATATCAAGACATCTTGGTGGAACAGGTACTAACTTGTCAGTGAGTGGTGCCAGCAACGACTTGATCTACAATTCCACACTTGAGTATCTTAAAGATAATAAGCCAGACCTTGCGGTGATTGGTTGGACTGAGCATGGTCGTGAGCAATGGTACTTTGAAGGTGCCTTCCACGAGATCAATCAGTTGGATGTGGGACAACGTATTCCCGAAGAGTTTCGCCGACGCTATCAGTTTTGGAAGAATCACATTCAGAAAGAAGGCGAGTGGCATCGTGTGATGGGCTACTACTGGCATAATAAGATCTATAACCTGCACTTGATTCTCAAAGAGCGTGGCATTCCGCACTTGTTTTTTAATGCGTTCAATGCGTTCCAGGTTGCTAACACAGCCGAACAACTGGACTGGGACGAATGCTTTTTCCATCCTTATCAGCAAAATCTTTGCTATATCAATTACTGCGTCGAGCATGAGTTTGAAGAAATCACACCTGGCTGGCAACACTACAATGAAGATGCGCATGCCGCCTGGGCACAGACCTTAGTTGATTACATGAACCAACGACAAGTCTATGATTCTATATGTAAACGGTAATAGTCATGCTGCCGCAGCCGAAGCAGTAAATCCACATGCCTGGGCACAGGATGATGGATTGTTTTATGGACTGGGTCGTATGCCACATCCTGACAATGAACGTGCGAGCTTTGGATGTGAACTTGCTAACTGGTTGAGAGCTATTCTATATTTGGATGCGCAAGCAGGATGTTCAAACACACGCATCATGCGTACCACAAGAGAATGGATTCGAGACAACCCAGATGCTGTGAAAGATTGTTTTATGGTCATCCAATGGACCACTTGGGAAAGAGAAGAATGGTGGTATGAAGGACACGACTTCCAAGTGAATGCATCAGGGATTGATGATATTCCAGAAGCCTTGCAACAACGCTACAAACAATTTGTTGTTGATGTAGATTGGGAAAAATGTAGACAACGTGCCCATAATGAAATTTGGGAATTCCATCAAGAACTAGAAGCACAAGAAATTCGGCATGTTATGTTCAATGGTAACAGTCATTTTGATGGCATTGCAGACCAAAAGGCCTGGGGATCATGCTACATGCACCCATATGCTGCCAATATGACTTACGATTCGGTGCTAAGAAGCAATGGATTTAAAACGGTTAATCCAGATAGTTGGCATTTTGGGCCAGATGCCCATTGCTATTGGGCGGAATATGTGTTACAATACATTAAACGCAACCAACTATTGAGTCCAAATGAAATACCTACTTATTGACACAGCCAACATGTTTTTCCGAGCACGTCACGGTGCCCACAGAGCCAGTGACACTTGGACCAAACTGGGCTTTGCGCTACACGTTACAATGATGGCTGCCAACAAGGTGGCCAAACGTTTTCAGGCAGATCACGTGATTTTCGCACTGGAAGGGCGTAGCTGGCGCAAGGACTATTACGAGCCCTACAAGAAAAACCGTGCTGTAGCACGTGGTAAAATGACCGAGGACGAAGCAGAAGAAGATAAACTGTTTTGGGAAACCTATGACAATCTGACTAAATACTTGTCAGACAGAACCAATTGCAGTGTTATTCGTTGCGCAACAGCCGAAGCAGATGACATCATTGCACGTTGGATATCATTACACCCCCAAGACGATCATGTAGTAGTTAGCTCGGACACAGACTTTGTACAGTTGGTGGCACCTAACGTCACACAATACAACGGCATTACAGATGAACTGATCACACTGGAGGGCATATTTGATGCCAAGGGTAAGCCTGTTACAGATAAAAAAACTAAACAACCAAAAACCATCCCGGATCCGTCCTGGCTATTATTTGAGAAGTGCATGCGTGGCGACACCTCCGACAATGTCTTCTCTGCTTATCCGGGAGTACGTGAAAAAGGGACAAAGAATAAAGTTGGTCTCCGTGAGGCCTTTGCCGACAGAGACAAAAAAGGCTACTCGTGGAACAACATGATGCTTCAGCGTTGGACCGACCATAATGGCGAGGAGCACAGAGTGTTGGACGATTATGAACGTAACTGTACATTGATCGATCTCAACGCACAACCGGATGCGGTCAAGGCAACTGTAGATGCCGCAATCCGTGAACAACTTAGTCACAAAGATGTGGGCATGGTAGGCGCACACTTCATGAAATTTTGTGGCAAGTACGAGCTGACCAAGCTCAGTGACCAAGCTGATACAATCAGTCGATGGCTCAATGAAACATACAAAGGAGTATTAAATGATACACGCCAAACCAGTAATTGACAACGAGTATTGGATCTTGAAAAAAGACGATCAAAAAGTTGGCAATATTCAAGCAGTCAACGATGGTTATCAAATAACCATTGAGAACAAAACAGGGCTGTACAAAACCATTCCCATGTTGCGCAAACGTGAGAATGTGGAATTTGAGCCGGCTGAAAAAGCAACTAAACCAGCCACGGATGTGGTTCATGGATATCCTACTGGATGCAGAGCACACAATCCTATCTGGGACGTTAAGCACAAATTGCCACTGTTTACCAAAGACACCAAGAGTAAATCATGGTACGCCGCTGGATGGTACATGATCAAACAACATCGCACTTGGAAGCCGGTACAAAATCCCAAACTAATTGTGCTCGAACGCTACAAATATCAAGGACCTTTTTATTCTAAAGAAGAAGCCAATGACAAATCCGTTTCGTGATCAAGAAAAATTCATGCGAGCCTGCGACCAAAGCGTCGACAAGTTTAATGGCACACAGTTCGATATGTATTGTGACCTTATTGAAGAAGAGCATAAAGAACTAAAGGTTGCGTTGGTAGAAAACGACGAAGAAGAAATTGTTGATGCATTGCTGGACATCCTTGTTGTTACCATAGGCGCACTGCACAGCTTTGGTGCCGACGGCGAAGGTGGATGGAAAGAAGTTATGCAAACTAACTTTGCCAAGATTGATCGAGAAACTGGCAAAGTACGCAAGCGCGAAGATGGCAAAGTGCTTAAACCAGTGGGCTGGACGGCACCTGATCTCAAACCGTTCTTGAAAAAATGACAACACGAGTTGATACCACCTTTGGTGAAGATCCTGATTACGACAAAGTAATCACAGTGAAGCACGGCAAGATTACTATCAATGAGTGGGGAGAAAAATATCTTACTCCAGAAGAAAATGCCGAGTGGCTGGAGCAGGATCGCATACACGAGGCTGCTGTACACGCTGCCATTGCCGCTGGTGACTGTTTTCATGACCGAACTGATCAATACAATGTACAAATCAAGTGGCGGAATCAAGAAGTTCATTTAGAATGGATGAATACTATCAGTCAAGAGAATCATGCTGTGTACCACAGTTATTGGGCTAGGTACAATAAGAAGATGGCCGAACTACAAGAGGAAAACAAATGAGTTTGCATATAAATCGTTTTATTGACTTGATCAAAGCACAAGAAAGTCGCGGTGGCAGAGATGTCACTTTGAGTCTTCGAGATGCCAAAGATTTACACGCAGATATTACCAAGTTACTGCTGGTTCTTGAGAAACTACGTGAGGATCAGAGCAAAGGCGATGAGGTAGTAAAGGTTGAATTGACTGGAGGTACTTTTTAAAGTACCCAGTTTTTAGCATAAATAATGCTAGGAGTTTATCAATGAGCAGACCTAAACCCAGTGTGTTAATAGAACACACAAACAAACAAACTTACAAGACCGAGCAAGTGCTGGCGTCGGAAGGAGTGTGGGCTGTGTTCTACGACAACAAACCTATCAATCTAAAGACCAGCAACATGCTGACGCAGTATCCTGGACCCAAGTACAAAAAGGTCAGTTTCTCCAATCCCGGCCATGCAATCAACTTGGCTCGTAAACTCAACGCACAGTTTAAAACAGACAAGTTTAGTGTGGTACTGTTGACACAAGGGGCGCAAGTGTTCCCCAATGCTCAATAAGATCACACTTACTCAACAGCTACTGGATCAACTGAAGTGGGAGTTCAAGCCCATACTAGATGACGCACTAAAAGACTGGTGGAAGAATCCTGACGAACATGCTGGCCTCCGGTTAACTGCCGAGGGCTTTTTTGTTTTTAGTCAATTGGAAATTGCACATTACGAGTTTGATGTGCCACCTAGCATGCCAGCACTGCCTGGACAGTTGTTGACCTTGGATCGCAAACTCACTTGCCCTTATTACATCTTTCTTGGCAAGAAACCCAAGCTATTATTATTTGGCAGCAAGGAAGCCACAATGTATTCCTTGTACGGAGACCTTGAAAAGTTCCTAAGGGGTATAAGCAGGCAGTAATCTGTCGGCTAGTGCCCGAGCTTGTGTTACAAATTCACGCTCCATGCGATCAGGCAATCCCCACAACACATACTCACGCTGACGTTCAAGTCTGTCGCGATACGGAGCAAGATTAATCTTGCCATAGATAACATCTTGATTTAGACGCAGTGCCATCTCTGCTCGAGATTCATTTGGCATGGTGTCGTAACTGTTATTTACTAGGTCGTCAAACATATCAAACCCCATGCGACGGCATTGATCCACAATACCTTGATGACCAATCACAATGGGTATTTGTTCTGCTGCCATGGCCAACAGTGTTTTTTCTGTAACAATGCCTGTGGCTTCTGTGTATTGTGTTTCTGTCACAACATTAACAGCCGCTGATCCGTACACATATTTCAATGCTAGAAAGTTTGGAAAGTTATCGCAACCAAAGTATCTGCTGTAGTCCCACTCTGGCAAAGGTATCTCCTGTCCAAGACTCAACCACCCATTGTGCCAATTTTTTAACATATAAGCAACTTGATATCTGTGAGGAGTAAGTCTGCCATTCAAACATTGCCAAGCGTGTGTGCGTGGTTTGCTTAGAATATCTTTCCATTGATCAAAACCTTGTGCCAGTGCGTTACACATGTCATAGTTGTGATTGCTAAACTTGATCAAGTTCAACGGTCCTGTGTAGTACTGATCCAGATCACTGGTCCAGTATGTGACAAGAACTTGATTTGAGTTGGCACCATAAAACTGTTCAACTTTTTGTAGTTCTAACACATGACTACCATTCATTTTTACAAAATCAGGAAAGTGAACCACGGCCAATGTTTTGGGAGTGAACTCAATGTGGTCTAGCCACAAGTCCCATCCATTCTCGGCATCGAACTCGCCCTGGTAAGCATGGTACCGATTTGGAGTTATGTCAAACCCCATTGGGCCTAGTGTTTGATTAAAGAAGTGTCCAAAATTCATAGCTGTCTATTTAACCTGTAAATACTGCATGGAACTAACAATTGAACAAGCACTAGGCGACCAGTGGGCAATGTTTTATCACCCGCAGTGGCCTGCGGAAGATCTGCAACCAGTTTGTACCTTGCAGAGGACTGTGGAAGTAGTTAACAACGAATTACATTATAATAACAGAAATTTATTTTCGTGGCC